CTCCGCCATGTCAAACTTCTCCTTCACGAAGCTCATTGACTTGTAAATGGAATTCTTGTCCAAGGGGCATTGCCACACCCCTTCAACAAGGGAAAACCCCCTCTTTAAAAAGGTGCAAGAATGCAAATCACCTGGTGCTCTCGGATTGACCATGGGATCACTCTTGTCTTCATTAGTCAAAGCGAAACCAAAAGACTTGGCGTTAATTGCCAAATCCTTAGTGGTTAGCTTCAACTCTTCAGAAATAGACATGATTCCATCATCTCCAAATGTAACCAACTGATAAAGGTCGGAAATCCTAGACGCAACTCCGAAATCAGAATTTCTGAGTTGGTCTTCCCATAAGCCTTCTTCCAGACACTTGAAGTGAGTTCTATCCAGCAAAGGGGGTAATGAAACCAAACTTCTCTGTTTGGAACAAACATGTCTGGAAATAATCAAATGAAAAGCCAAGGCCTGTATAATGTTATTCAACACAGTTGTAAAAGCTCCTCCAGAAGGATTGGAGCCAGTCCATACAAGTAAATGAGGTCCATCAACGTGCACTGAATTACAAGTTTGGATTCTAACCCAATGCCTAAGCGTTTTAATTTTAACGTCATTTGTAGGACAAATGCTATCCATCACGTCAAAACCAGCATGCATGAGCTGGTGGCTCAATGACCCATCCCAAGATTTGAAATCAGAAGCCAATATGCCGGTTCCAAAACCTAGCAAATGTGCTGCCAATTCATTCCATTGGGTGGCAGGATTGATTCCTAAAGCAGAACCGTTCCTGATCATGTTTTTGGGGTCTATTATGACACTCATGACATTGTGATATGCCTTCCTGGCCATCACTGTAGCAATAGCACCAGAACCTGAGACCTTTCTGTCCGCCCCTGCTTCTACTTTTGCGTTGGACTTGAGCTCGTCCTTCAAGAAATCACTAAAAATGTCAGCATCAGCGACTGTGCTGACCTTGTCTGGAGTTCCCAGAAGCACTTTAGCTTCATGATCTTCACAATCCTTTACAAACTCTTTGTATTTAGGAGCGTTTTTGTCAACTTCGCCTTCAGTGCCCATAATGGTCGTTTTGTCTTTCGAATCATAACGGATAGACTCGATATAACCAACGCCACTCTTCCTGTTCATCATTTTCACATGACCAGGGCCAGCCATTGCTTCATGAGTGTTTATTCTACTGGCAACACAAGTAGTACTATCCCTCATCATGCGCTTCAACACTGCGTTTTTGGACGCTTTCAATTCACCTGGATCTATGATAAAGGCGGTTTTAGAATAACGCATTCTGGCATTGTCTTCAGGAACAACAAATTCGCCAGATTTATTCTTGAAAGGCTTCATCCTAACGGGTTTTAACCCTAGCCCGTCATGATAAGCAAACGCCAAAGGAGCTAAGATAATCTTGCTTTTTGGATTAGACCTGGGTGTTTTAATCCCAGCAATCTTCACCATGTTTCCAACAGCTTGTTGGGCAGGGTTCAAGAATTTGATCCTAGTCTTCATGCAATCGGGAATTTTGATTTCTCT